CCCGCCCGTCCGCCCTGGGACATGAAGATGCGTTTGCCCATCCAGCCGAAGGCAGTGACGCGCGCGCTCAGTTCGGCGAGGTGCCCGGGCGGTGCCATCCAGCATTCGTCGGCGATGGTGTAACGCAGGGACAGGCGCTGAAGGTTCGCCTCATTCCAGATGCCTCGACAGTAAAGCGTCATGCGGTCGAAGTCCGCAGTGGTGGACCTGTCAAGGTCGTCGCCCGAAAGACGCGCCTTCACCGGCGGGCAGTTGTTCCAGACCGGGCGGAGGTAACGCAAGGCGAAGTCCTTCGCTTCGGGGTCGGTGGCCTGTAACACCATCGTCGGCCCTGGAGCGTTGGCGATGATGTGGCACGTGAGCAGGCGGGCGAACAGCGACTTGCCCGACTGGATGCTCGCGAGGATGGTCAGCAGTTTCGTCTCGGGGTCTGCCGCGATGCGTAGGGCTTCGGCGATCCACGGCGTGCGGTCAGACCTGAACGGCCCGGGCATCGGCGAGTCAGGGATGGCGAGCACGTTCGACTCAAGCCACTCGACGACGTCGCCCGAGTCGGACGGACGCAACACGTCCCGACCGATGCGGAGCAGGTCAGCCTTGTTCATCGGATGAGAGGTCGGCTTTCACGCGGCGCACCCAAGCCTCGAGCACCTTGACCGCCTTGGCCGGGTTCTCGGGGTTGCATCCTTCGGCCACGTCGAGGGCCAGCTTGTCGAGGCGGTTCACGATGCGGGCCGTCATGTCCCGCATCGCTTCGCCGGCTTCCTTCGCCGAGATGTAATCCTTGGTCAGGATGAGCCGACGCTCCTGCTCCTCCTCCAGCGCGACCAGAGTCTTCAGCGACTGGTTGTAGGCGGTCTGGTACTTCCCCTGGTTGGGGTCGCCCCCTTCCATCGCCGCCTGCCAGACGCCACGCGCACGGCTCACCAGCGTCCGATGTTCCGCGATCGTGTCGGCCAGCGTCCCGTCGTCGAGCTGCGCGGGTGCGGCCTTCGGTGCCGCCGCACGTTGCACGTTAGCCCGGGCTTCACGCCAAGCCTTCGCCGCGTCGACCGAGTCCGTCGGCATACCTTCCCGACGCAGCACGCTGATGCGTTGCGCGGTGACGCCGAGCGCCAAACCCAGTTCTGAGTTCGTCAAAGCCATGGTTTGCTAAACCGCCTCTTTTTGCCCACGGGTCTTGTAAAAAAGAGCCGTGGTGTCGGGCCACGCGACAGGGTGGGGGGGGCTTAAAAGATTCCTTTTTTCGATGTTTTCCAGCACTAGCCGGCACATATGGGCCAATTCCTGCAGGGTAAGCGATCCTTTGAAGTGATTGGCCTCCGGCGTCAGCCATTGGAAGTTGTTACTGTTGTCCGTTCCACCCTTGGACACTGGCAGGATGTGGTCGGCGTTGGCCGTGCGGTCTAGCTTGATGCCAGTCAGGGCGCACCGTCCGCGTTGTCTTAGCCATTGGAACATCAAGCCTCGGGCAAGTTGTTGTGTCGTCTCAAAGCATAGACCTCCTCGACTGTGGGCCTTAAGCATCATGGCTTTGCAGTAAAAGAACCGGCGCTTGTTCCAGGACTTCTTCATGGCTTCATGAACGCCCTTATTCTTATCCCTCCAAGATGCGTTCTGCTTTTGTTTCTTGGCCTTATTCTTTTGGTAATAAGCCTTGGCCCTAGCAGCGGCCAATGGTCGAAGCTTATCAGCGTTGTCGTGATAATACTTAAGCGCTTTAGAACGTTTGTCTGGGTCGATTCTTAGTTTCATTTTCGAGGCATCTTGAACTTGTCCCGCTTGGCATTCACGTGGGGGAACAGGCCGCACGCGTCGGAGTTCACGGCGCGTTGGATTTCCCTCGCCCTGGCACGCGTCCAGAAGTGGCTGCGCTTGTACATCAGGCCGATGGTCCGCGAGGAAAGACAGCCGGGCAGGGACAGCGACCAGCGTATCAGCTCGACGTGGCGACGGAAGCGGTAGTCATCGGTCAGGGCCAGCGCATCGATGAACGCCTTGAGCATCACGCCGACATGATCGCGGGAGATGAAGGCATCGACTTCGGTGCGTGCGTTGTCCCCATCCTTGGTCGCCCATGCCGGATGATTGGGGTCGATGTCGAAGACGTGCTTGCTCGGCACCATCTCGCGGTAAGGCAGCACGCCTTGCTCTCGCATCTTGTCCTGGACCTTCTTCGGCTGGGAGAAGAACCAAGCATCGAACGACTTCGCATCCTTCGCAGGTGCGGTCAGGTCGTTAAGCCTAGCGCGTGTCACGTGGAACAGCGTCAACTATCTTGACTGCGGGGCAAGTGGCAAAGGTTGTGCCATAGCCCATCTAGCTTGAAGTCTATCATCCCGTGACGACGCATCCGGTAGATCAGCGAGGTCACCTTGCCTGAGTAGTCCAGGGACTGGTCGATGCATTCCCTCAAGGCTGACGTGGTCATCGTCTCAGGCCATGTCTTCATCTGCTCCCTGATTGCATCGTTGTGCTTGTGCTTGGTCTTGGCTGCGACCTTGGTGGCCTCCCTTCGGATGGCTTCCATCTTGTCCGGCATCGTGCGCCAGGCTCTCAGCCTGATCTTAGTCCAGCGTCTCTTCGCGGCTAGGTATCTCAGTTGCGAAGGGGTGGCCTTCCTCGGTGTGCGTTGGTTCATCTCGGGTAGGTCAAATTGAGCCTCTTACGAGGGCGTCCCCTAGCGTAAGCGTAAGGGGGTAGCCCGAAGTACCCTTAACTTTAGTTAAGGACGGATGTTGAGTGGGACCTTGAGCGGTAGGGAACGGGTAAGCCATAGGGTGGGGGTGCGGGTGTTGACCCTCAGTTGACCTTAAAACGCCTTGGCGACCCCTTGGCGGGGCTGGAATCGCTATTCCTAATGGCTGGGTCGGGCTGGCTTTCGGAGGGGGGCTGGCTGTATTCCCAGCGGATGACCCCCTTCTCGGCGGCGTGGCGGATGTAAATCTCGCCCTTGAACTGGTTCGCGTGGTCCTTCAGGCCGGCACGGCCACGGCGCTTGGTCAGGCCGAACTTGTAGATCGGCTCCTCGCCCTGGCATCGGAAGAGGACGGCGACCTCGCGGAACCAGTTGGTGAACTCGGAGGAGCCTAGGCCAGCGTAGGCAAGGTCGGCGACGGTGTGGCCTTCCTTGTCGCTAGCGGCCTTGGGCTTCCCGGTGTGGTGCATGGCCACGAGGACGGCGCCCGTCTCTAGGAGGATGGGGGCTAGGTCATGGCGCAGGAACTTGGACGCCTGCTCCTGATCGGAGACGTCGATGCCGGCGAAGGAGAGCAGCGGGTCGACGAAGACGATGTCGGCCTGCTGGTCGATGACGAGCTGACGGAGGGCGGCGGTGAAGGTCGTGCCGGTGCTGACGGTGTCTCGGAAGATGGCTAGGTGTTCGCGGAGCGTGGCCTTCTCCTCGCTGTCGAGGTAGGCGCCGGCGATTACGTCCTGAAGGGCCTCGGAGATGTCGCCTGCGTCGTTCTCAGCCTGGAGCACGACAGCGCGCAGGGGCTTGGCAGGCTTGATGCCGAAGAAGTCACGGCCTAGGCACCAGTGGACGGCGGCCTGCATCATGAGGGACGACTTGCCCGTGCCCGACTGACCGACGATGAGCATCGAGCCGCCTTTGCATAGCCAGCGGTGCGAGCCTAGGATGCAGGACGGGTCTTCCTTGCGCTCGAAGGAGAGCAGGGCGTCGAAGTCCATGCGGGTCGGGCCTGCCTTGGGTTTGCGACCCTTGCGGGATTCGGCGAGCGTGGCATAGTGCTCGAGCAGGGTGTCCGGGTCGGTGGCCTGTTCGGCTGCGGCCAAGGCACGGCGCAGGATGGCCGTGTCGGCGATCAGGTCGGCGTGCTCGGGTCGGTAGGTGGACTGGCCGACATCGCTGACCAGGAGCGAGACGGTGGCCGCGTCAATAGGCGAGCCCATGTCGCGGAGTCGCTGGCTGACCGTCAGCTCGTCGGCGAGGATGCCGTCGGCGCCGAGGGAGAGCATCGCTGCGACGATGTCCTGATGGGCGGGCTCGAAGAAGTCGGAGGGCTTGAGGTCGCCCGGCAGTGGGAAGGCTTCGCGTAGGAGGACGCCGAGGAGGTGGCGTTCCGCCTGAACGTTGTTCGGAGGAGTCATGGAAGAAGAGGGTTTGGGGATGGGGGCGTGGGTGCCCGGGGTCAATATGCTTTAACGGTAGAGGTCGAGGACGGCGCTCTTGAGGTAGTAGGCGTTGCGGTGCAGGCCGATGATGCCGCGGCGGGTCTTGAAGTAGCGGGGCTTGAGTCCTGCCCGGGCTACGCGGCCACGGACTGCCACGTCGGAGACGCGTAGCTCGACGGCGATGTCGACGATGCGGGCGTAGCCCTTGGGCACGTTGTCCTCGTTGTGCGAGTAGAGGCAGGCGGCGGCCTCGGTGATCGTGCGGTAAGGCGGCACGGGACGGTAGACGTAGGCGCGGTGACATTGCCCGGTCTTCGCCCTGAACTGATGGGGCTGACGTTCCAGGACGCCGCGTCGGGCTAGGTCACAGGCTCTGGACGATGCGTTGCGGGCGTGGGCCAGTTGGAGTTCCTGCCTGATCTGCTCGACGGTGAACCATCCCTTGGGGGGCGGGAAGGAGTTCTCCTGGCGCAAGGCCTCGATGAGGCGGGCGGGGTCGAAGCGTTTCATTTGCTTTTCGGGGTGAAGACCTTCAGGTCGGTAGTCCAGACCCAGCGGGAGCCGACGCGGTGGACGAGCCAGACCTTCCAGTCCTTGCCATCGACCCAGCCAGCGGCGAAGCCTGAACCCCAGCGGGAGGTTGCAAGGCGGTGCGACGCGTAGGCCATGGCTTCCTTCTGGCAAAGACAGCCGGCGGAGAAAGCGGCCCCGCCTTCGGCCTTGGTCAGGTTGACTTGGCTGAGCGTGTGGGTGTGGCCGTGGATGAGGGCACCACCACGGTCTGCGTAGTGCTTGCCCTGCTCTGCGGTGGCGTTCAGGCCGTGGGCATAGCCATGGATGAAGGCCACGGGGCCTAGGCGATAGACACCCTTCTCGGCGTGGTAGGGTAGGATGGTCTTCGCTCCGCAGCTTTTCGCGGCGGTCTTGATGCGGGCTTCCAGATCGGCGCAGTAGTCGCGAACCAGGGCAGAGCCGGAGGTATGCTGGAGGGCGACGGCGCGGTGCTCGTGGTTGCCCATGAGGTAAACGGTCGGCTTCGTGCGCTCAAGGAAGTCCTCGCCGGCTTGGATGTCGGCCATGAGGGATTCAGCGCCTTCGGCATCGTTGCCGACCCCACGGCGCAGGCTTCTGAAGTCGAACGCATCGCCTAGGTGCACGCGCACGGTCGGCTTGTAATCCTTGATGAACTCGCACAGGGCCTCGACGGCGTTCTCGTCGGCCATGTCGCCGTGGTTATCGCCGAAGGCTACGAAACGGGTCGGGGTGCTCATCTGACGTTGATGTAAGGGATGGGCTTGCCGGCGTCGAAGGCCGCGAGCATCTCGTCACGGCGCTTGCGGGCGGTCTCTAGGTCGCTGGCGATGTTCTCGACGATGTCCTTGCCACGGCGGCGCAGACGGAACCAGTAGCAGTCGCCGAGCTTCTGGAGGTGGTGGTTCGGGTTCTCGGCCTTGATGTAGGCGGGGCGGTCGTTGCGTCCCGTGCGCGTGAACTTCGGGCAGGCGAGGAGAAAGGCCACACGATCAGGCGACAGGCCGACCTTGTTCGCCCAGGCGAGCGTCTCGGGGTTCAGAGTCTCCATGAGCGGGCGAGGTTGCGACCTTCGGTCATGATCTGGTTACGGGCGTTCGGCTTGAAGATATACTCCTGGTCGAACAGGTGGGAGGCGCGTATCTCGGCGATGCTGTCGAGTTCCTCATCGTTGGCGGGGCCGACTCCGGCGGTGGCCACGTAGATGGTGCGGACCCTCCAGCCTTTCTCCCAGAGGATGTCCTGGCAGACGCGCAGCTCGTTGACGTAGCGCCAGTCCGAGCAGACGACCGTCTCAGGGGAGGGCTGGTCGTGGTGCTTCATCACCGGGCACCAGTTGGCGAAGTGGCGGGCGAAGACGTCACGGTCGAGGCGCCGTGCGAACTTGCCGGCGTGGACTAGGAAGTCGCGATTATCGACCTTGAAGTCTTCCTTGAAGAAGTCCCCGTCAAGGCCGAGGTAGTCCATGTAATGGTTCGCGGCCTCCTTGAGGGCGTCGGCGAAGTTGATGTGCTCGGCGGGGCGTTGCGCCCACTCGAGAAGGCCGGAGGCGAGGGTGTCCTTCCCGGCCCTCGCGTAGCCGCAGATCAGGACGAGGGTGGGAGGAGCCATCGGCGTGGGAGCGTCGGTCACGGGATTAGAACGGCGGGTTCTCGGGCGGGGGCTCGCTGACGACGGGCTTCTGGGAGCCCTTGGGGAAGGTCAGTTTGTATTTGAACTGAGGCTTGCCGTTCCACTCGCCGTTCGGGATGGCCTCGACGCCGATGAGGCAGGTCTTGCCGCAGGCTGGGCTGATGTATTCCAAGAACTCTGCCGGCGTTGCGTCCAGACGGATCTCGTTGGTGAACGTCCCGCTGAATTTCCCGATTAACATCGCGAGGGGCTTGGCATACTTGGAGCCGTAGGACTTCGACAGGCAGTTGCCCTGGTCGTCGAGGAAGAAGAGGCGCGCGGAGGAGGTGCCGTCTTCGTTGTGCTTCACCTTCTCGAACTTCGGCTTGATGAGCTTCAGTTTGTAGGTGCCGGAGACCTCGATGGTCTTCAGCGGGAGGCGGTCGTTGTTGGGCGGGTTCATGATTAGGCGAAGTTAATGTTGGTCGCGGCGGTCGGCTTGGCGGCGATGTCGATGGTCTGGATCTGCTGCGGATAGGCGGGCCACTGTCCCGAGGCGGTGCATTCCTTGTAGAGGGTCAGCGCCTTCTCGAAATCGAACGCGGCTTGGGTCATCAGTTCGGGCCCGAGCTCGTAGACCGCATGGGCGTAGGGCTGCTCCTTCTCCACGGCGATGAAGCGGAAGCCAAGCACCCGGCACTTGTAGGCCGACTCGACGGCGTGGCGGTAGAAGTAAGCCTGGAGGGCATACTTGTATTTGCGGACGGCCTGAAGGAAGCCGTGGGGGCTGGCATCCTCGCAGGTCTTGAGGTCGTAGATATAGCCGTCGTCGGAGATGCCGTCGATGGCGCACTTGACGAGCGTGTCGCCGATGAAGGCGGTGAACATGACCTCGGTCTTGGAGAGCACGATGCCGTTGGCCTTCATGCAGGCGGCGGCGGAGTTGGCGACCGCGTCGACGAGGGCACCCTCTTCGGCGGTCAGGATGGCCTTGCCTTCGTTGGCGGTGACGAACTCGGCCCACTCGGCCTTGCCTTCCTTCGTGCGCTTGTCGACTTCCGGGGCGATAGCGTGGGTGGCGTTGTAAGCGTCGAGGCCTTCGAGGGCGAGCTTGTGGACGGCGGTGCCGACGCGGAGGGCTTTGGAGTCCTCCTGCGTGCGGTTGAGATACGCCTGGTAATGGGCGGGGGACTTGAGCAGTTCCTTGGCGCCGGATTGGTTCAGCGCTTGGATGCCGTCGTAGACGACGCGTTCGGTGATGAGGTTGGGCATGGGATGGTGTGTTGGTGTTCTGGGTTGGTGGGAAATTAGAAGAGGGCCTTAATCGCTTCGGCCTGATCGGGGCGACGGCGTTCGATGGCAGTCACGCACATGAGCGACCCGACAGTAAAGCGGGAGCAGGCGACCGGGCGCTGAGAATAGGTCATGCACTTTCCTGCCTTAGACAGGTAAGGGCATCGGGCAGGGACTTCGGCCATAGTCTGTCCTGCGACCTGAAAGACGGAACCTCTGGCTTCGTAGAACTCGGTCGATGTCGGGCTAGGGCTGATAGGCAGGATGATGCTTTCACAGCACGCACCCTTGCACAGTTCGCAGGCTTTGCTCACAGGCTGTCGTCCTCGGGAGCGGACTCTTCGACGCTGGCCGAGATGCGGCGCACGTCGGCGAGGGCGGCTTCACCGGCGTTCTCCATGGCCTCGAGCGTATTGCGGAGGACGCGCAGCTGAACGACAAGCACATGGACGCGGTCGTGCAGGGGCTTTACCTGGGCGGCTTCGTCAGCGGTCTCGACGTGATCGGTGAAGACGCTCAACTCGGTCAGCGCAGCGGAAGCGAGGTCGGAAAGCGTCGTTAGGTCTTCGACGTGCATCTCGATGCGGGAGGCGAGTGACTTGACCACGGCGAGGTCGCTAGTGACCTTCTCGACGAGTCTCTGGATGTTGTCGCGGTTGGTCATTGGCGGACGGGCGTGAAGGTAAGTTCCTTTATCTCGCCATTAGGGGCAAGCGTGAAGTAGCGGACTTGGGAGCGGACGAGGGAAGGGTAGGTCTTTCGCTTCCACGCGTTCAGGTCGGTCAGGAAGTCGGCGTGCTTGCGGGCCGTGAGCTCGACGTAGGGGAATCCGTCCAGGAGAAGGAGCAGGGCGTATTGCTTGGGCACCGTGCCGGCGATGCGCTCGATGCCTTTGGGAGTGTCGCTCATTTGTTGGCGTAGGGAGAGGGCAGGCGGATGCCCATGCGCTTGGCCGCGTAGTAGACGGAGTAGCGGGAGATGCCCGTCTGCTTCACGATCTGCGGAGCGGGGAGGGTGGCCAGAGCGGCCACGGCCTCTTTAACCGAACCCCACTTGCGGCGGGGGCTCACAGTTGCCCGGTCTTGGCGCGGTTCCATTTGGCGATGGTGGCGATGACGACGGCCTTGGCGATGGCATCGAGCTGACCGACCTGGGCGATGTCGTCGAGGACGCGGGCGAGTTCGTTGCCGGCGTAGAGCATAGCCTTGCCCTTGGCCTGTTCGGCGGCGAGGGTGTTAGCGTTGTTGAGGTTGCGCATGGCCGCCTCGATGGGGTCGTAAGGGTCGCTCATTTGGTCAGGGGGCGAGGGGTGGGGGAGAAGGCAGGGGCGGCGGTCTGCGAGGGCGCAGAGCGGAAGCCAGAGGCCACGGCGCCGTCGTCGTCGAGGTCGACCGAGATGCCGCAGGCTGTCTGGATGGACTGGCGGCGGATGTAGGTGATGGCCCCGCCAATCTGCTGGGCGGTCAGACCCTCGGCCTTGACCAGCAGGGTGCCGAAGTCGAAGCGTTCGCCGGAGCTGTGGAGGAAGGCAGTCGAGACGCCGACCTTGCCCTCCTGGCTGACGAGCGTCTGGATCAGAGCGAGGTCATGGTCGAGGAGCACCGGCTTGATGGCGTCGAGCAGCGCGTCGAGGGAGACGTACTTGGCCTTGAAGGCGGGGTTGATTTTGTTGGCCTTCACGTTGTCCAGGGCGGCGAGGGCTTGGACGAGCGCGGAGGTGGCGGTGGTGGGTGTGGGCTGTTTGCTCATGGTGGGAGATTATTTGGGCTGTTCGGCCTTCGTGACTTCGCCGGCCTTGATGGTGGCCTCGATGTCGGCGAGGGACATCCGCGTGTAGCCGGGGACGAAGAGGTTGTAATAGGTCACGCCGCCACGGACGGTCGGGGTCAGGAGTCGGGCGACCTTCTGATCGGGTAAAACGATGTATGACGAGTCCGCGATGACGCGGTAGTCGGGAGAGGGCTTGTTGTCTTTCTTCATGGGGAGATTAGTTGATGGCGCCGCGCGTGGCGGAGTCGAAGATGAGGAGGGCGTCGGCGTTCCAGAGGGTGACGTCGACGGTGGGATAGAGTTCGCAGGCCCGGGCCTTCAGCTTGTTTTTCCACTGGGTCGTGGTCAGGTCGCCCTTCGTGCCGCAGGTGTGGGTCTTCTGCCAGACGGCGGGGCGGATGCGGTGAATCTTCCAGCCCATTGCGACGGCTGCGCCGTAGAGGACGCCCGTGTTCCACATCAGTTTGCCGATGGCGGAGCCGGGGATGTTCTTACCGGCGAACAGCGGGGGCTCCTCGAGGTAGAGCGAAACGTCCTTGGCCTTGCAGCTGAGATCCGCGAGGAGTTGGCAGACCTCGACATCAGAGCCGGGCATCTTGGCTGTCTGCACGGCACCGTCGATTGACCAGACGATGCCTCCGTTCACGCCAGGGTCGATTGCTACGATGAGGTGGGCCACGGCAAGACCCTTTATCGTGGCTGACGCGAGGACAAGCGGAAAAGGTTGGCCACGCGGATGGCGTAGTCGTTCGGCTTGAACCGGCGCTCGACGGCTCCTGACCAGCCCACGTTCCAGACCAACGCAATCTGCTCGGGGGTCGGGGCGAGGATGCCGATGCGCTTGAAGTTCGACCTGATCCAGCGGAGGTGGCTGGCGGCTATCATGTCCTGGGCGGTCGCGTCCCGCCACTTGGACCACGGGAAGCGGTAATGGCCCTCGGCCTTGAGACGCTCCTCTGCGTCCTTCCACGCGTCCCGCCCGACCTGATACATCCCGCGTTCACCGGCGGCGCCGATGGCCTTGCGGTTCATGCCGGACTCCACGTGGGCGATGGACTCGAGCAGGGTGGCGTCGGACGCGGCGGCGGCGTTGAAGCCGAGGAGCAGCAGGGCGACGATGGAGAAGGGGCGCATAGGCTTAATCACGGCTGCTTGCCCTCCTTGGCTTTGTGCCACTGTTCGCCAACCATTGAGGTCAATTCAGGGTCGGAGCGGCGAAAGGCCAGAACCTGATAAACAGCATCCCCGGCCTTGGTCAGCCGCTCGACCTGTTCCTGTAATTCCTTGTTGGGGATGAGGGTGCAATTGCAGAAGACCATCAGATGTTGAATCTCGGTCTTAAGTCGGGCGTTCTCGGCCTTGAGCGCTTCGGTCGCTTTGTATGCGCCGTTAGACCAGGCGATGGCGCTGACGCGTTCAACGTGTTCGCAGGCCTCTTCGCCCTTAAGCGGAGGCATTCCGCTTCCCTCTCTGTGCCACCAGATTTTAAAGTGTTCGCTCATACGCGTCGAGGGGTCTGGGAGCCGGAGATCACGAAGCCGTCGCTCAGTTGGTAGGAGTAGGTGATGCCGACCCAGCCGCCGGCGGCGGCGTAGGCTTGCAGGCTAATCTTGGAGGCGCCGTCTTCGGAGAGGGCTTCGTGGTAGTGGTTCAGCAGCTTCTTCATGCGGTCGGAGGCGATGGCCGACTTCGCCGAGCAGATATCCCCGCACATGATGCGCTCGTTGATTTCATAGACCTCGGAGAGCAGGGCGAGCATCCCGTCGAGGTGCTTGAAGGAACTCATCGGCTGCGCTCCTCCATCTCGCGGATGACCTTCTCGTTGTGCATGGCCACGGCGTAGGCCTGGTCGTGCTTGGCCAGCCAGTGGTCGCGGGAGTGGGCCAGACGGGTGACCTCGGCCTTCAGCTGCTCGACCTCGGCCCGGTAGTTGTCGGCGATGCGGATCTGCATATCGATGCAACGGTCGGCGCGGTCGGCGTAAGCCTTCATGGCGGACAAGGCGGTCTTGAGCGTCCGGGCGTAGGACCAGGGGAAGAGCCACCAGAAGCGGGGCATGGAGTCGGGTTTGATGATGTGCATGGGATTGTATGGGCGGTGGGAAGGGTCAGGCATTACTTCTGGCGGCGGTAGGGGCCGCGCTTCTTGAGGTTGACCCACGTAGTCCCGGTGATGTCGAGCCACTGACGGAGGGTGCAGACGGTCGTGTCCAGGGCGGCGGCGGCATCGGCCTGCGTCTTGCCGGCGGCGTTGAGCGCGGCGATCTGCGGGAGGATGGCCTGCAGGCGACGGGCGGCGTATTCGGCCATCGGTCGCTTGAGGGGGAGAGGTCGACCCGCGAAGGTGAGCGAGTCGACGTAGGGGTGGTTGGCGTTGGGCATGGTGGTGGGAGATTAGCGGTTGGCGAGTTCTTCGGACTCGTAGGCGACGACCTTGCCTTCGGTGTCGGACTTCCATGCGCCGCGGAACTCGACGATGTAGTCGTTCTCGTGCAGGAATGCGGCGATGCGGCCCTTCTTAATCATTGGGGCGAAGTCAGCCGAGGTCGGGGCGTGGTCTAGGCGGCGGACGTTGAGCTCGTTGTTGCGCACGTTGACGGCGTAGAGCTCGTAGGTCGCCCGGTCCTTGGCCTTGGCGCGGTGGGCGATGATCCAGTCCTTGAGGATGTCGAGGCGGGACACGTCGTTGAGTTTGTAGACTTTGGTCATGGTGGTGTGGGTGGGAAATTAGCGGACGCGCTTGGCGGCGGGTTTCTTTTCGACGTAGCCGGGCAGGGACTTGTCGATGGCCTTGGCGAGATCGGGGCCGGCGAAGGTGACGACGGCGGTCCAGCCGAGGATGATGAGGGCGGTGAGGGCGATGAGGGACTTCATGGTTTTGGTGGTGCGTCAATGACCTTGGCGAACTGTTCCGCATTCGTCAAGCACCTTTCCAACGGAAGCCCATGTGCCCCTATTCGGGTAAGGCAACGATACGCCTTCGGGTCTGCGAGGCCCGGCATG